TTGTATAAACAGTATGAATTTTAAAACCGCTCGTTGTTATAGTAGAACCATCTACTGTGACATGCAATCCCCAACTGAGAGTGCTCCAAGTACCAGTTCCTGCTACAACATAATTTGCAGTGGGTAGAGCGTTACTGAAATTAATGGTATATTGTCCAGTTCCATTATCAGTAATTGAAGCGACGTTAAAATCGTCGTTGATTGAAGGTGAGCTGACCGCGCCGTCAAAGTTCACCCACGCCTTTGCTCTACCATTAAAAATTTCAGCACTGGTGCTACTATTACCACCAGAAGTATCTTGAACATTAGTAACTTTTATAGTACTCATATATCCTCCTACGGTTTAGTTGGCCAAGTGACCCCAGAAATACCTAGTATGTTACTACTATCTAGCACAGGAGTCGCAGTGCTTGGAAGATCTCTAAGTTCCTGACGATATGTTTTCCACGCATCAGACATCGTTACATCAAAATTTGCCATCCAATCAGTTTCTGCTAAGAGTTTATCTCTATGAACTCTTAGCAATTTCATTGGTTCTTGTGCTCTTAACTCTTCTATTTTTGCTTCGACTTGTTCTTTTGTAGGTTGTGGAATTTCTGGTGATAACCATTGTAAAGTATCATAATTTTGATCAAAAAGATTCCACTTTGCTCCTGGAGAAAGTACTTCTAATGCTTTAGATGTTTTCATTATGCTGAAATTTCGTAAATGGTCATTGTGTTTTTTCTCTGAGAATTATAATGAGAATTTACTGCATAAACTGTTGTCCCCAAACTTTCAAATGTTCCAGCTTCAACAGCACCTCTCACTGAATATGTTTTACTAGATGTGCTTGATGGAGAGTATAAAACATTAAAAGTAGTATTATTATAATTTTCAATCCCGCCTCCAGTAACGTGTGCATGTCCCATTCCTATAAATGTTGATCCATCATAAACACAAAAAGTTAGATTGTCCCCTAAATTACTGTCCTCATTTCCATAAACACATACTGTTATGAATACTTTATTAGAAGTAGACTGGCAAGAGAATGATGTTGAAAGTAACTCAACACCCTCAGTTGATAGTGGAACTGAACTATCTCTAGGAACATTATTAGTAGAGGTTACTTCAGAACCAGATGCTACTCGTTTAATTTGAATAATACCTCCACCATCGGCACCAGAGGGCACACCATCTCTTGGAACTATACTATCTACTTTAATTTGACTCATGGTTTTACCTCAGTAGGTGTTGAGATGTTGTTGCCCAACGTATCTTGAATAGTTATGACTTTAAGTGTGCTCATGGATTTTAATTAAGCGTGGTGCTGGTTTATCTGGTGTTCTGTTATCCATCTGACATTACAATACAACTATTATAACTAACATCATATGTAGTACCACCGTCATATCGCAGAGTAATCTCAAAGCTGCCGGATGAGACGGAACCAATAACTTGAGTGGTTGCACTGTTCCCTAAGTTATTTCCACAAGTAATTGCATAATTAGAGGTATGAAGATCGTTACTAAAATTAACCCGGACATATCCTGTTCCAAGATCGCTCAAACTACTTACATTAAAATCATCGCCTATTGTAGGAGTGCCGCCACTATAGTGCCACTTACACCAAAGACGGCACAAGGTTCCATTTTCAACTCCAGCAGAAGAGGCAAACTTAACTATACTATTAAATCCCGCATCGTTATGATTAATTGAATTTACTTTAATAGTGCTCATGACTTACCAAGGATTATCGCCCAAAAGACTTGTGTCCCAAGACGCTTTGAGTTGATTGGTGACATTAGTAACACCTACAGTGTTAACAGTAATGTTAGCAAGATCAGTAGAATCACGAAGTGCTTGCTTAGTAGAAACAATACCTACAGTACTTGTTCCTTCTTCTTGAGCTCTTTGAAAAGAAACATCTTGTGCTGCTAGAAGAGGATTTCTCTTTTCGCGAATATGTTCTTTATGAATTTCTCTTGCTTTTGTTGTGTTAATTCCAACGTGTGCCATAATCAATCCTCCTCGTAAATCCAGGCGTTTCTAAAAGTTCTATCATTTGGAATTTCACTCATATCAACCACTTGATATGGTCTTCCAGCAGGAACATCTTGAATCAATCTATCAATTGATGGGCAAGAAGGTGAAGGTGCAATAATAGCAACTCCACCTTCACCATTATCATAGATTATTCTTTTAGTGTAAACTCCCTCTACTCCGGTAGCCATAGTAAATTAAAAATCTTATAACTTTGATTATTTATACATCAGATTACAGTGAAGGTCGCTCCATTACTAATCGTAAGTGTTACTCCTGAAGCAATCGAATAAGGTCCAAATACTCCACCGTTGAGCGATCCAGATAAAGATTTATTAGAGTTTAACTCCTGATCATTTGTATAGAAACCATCAGTCAACTGAATGTTAGTTCCACTTGGTGGACTTGTTGCACCAACGGCACCCTGTGCACCTGTAGGACCTGTAGAACCACCGCCACCAGTAGCACCTTGAGAACCTGTTGGACCACTAGGACCTGTTGGACCACTAGGACCTGTAGATCCTCCTGCACCTTGAGCACCTGTAGAACCACCGCCACCAGTAGCACCTTGTGCACCTGTAGGACCTGTAGAACCACCGCCACCAGTAGCACCTTGAGCACCTGTAGAACCACCGCCACCAGTAGCACCTTGAGCACCAGTTGGACCAGTTGAACCAGTAGATCCTCCTGCACCTTGAGCACCTGTAGGACCTGTAGGACCTGTAGGTCCGGTAGCACCTTGAGCACCAGTAGGACCTGTTCCTCCACCACCACCAGTAGCACCTTGAGAACCTGTAGGTCCACCTGGACCAGTAGATCCTCCTGCACCTTGTGCACCAGCAGCACCTTGAGCACCTGTTCCTCCACCACCACCAGTAGCACCTTGAGAACCTGTAGGTCCACCTGGACCAGTAGGACCTGCCGATCCATCATCTCCTTGTGCACCTGTAGATCCTCCTGCACCTTGTGCACCTGTAGATCCTCCTGCACCTTGAGCACCAGTAGATCCTGTAGCACCTTGTGCACCTGTAGATCCTCCTGCACCTTGTGCACCAGCAGCACCTTGTGCACCAGCAGCACCTTGAGCACCAGCAGCACCTTGTGCACCTGTAGGTCCTGTAGGTCCTGTAGCACCTTGAGCACCTGAAGGTCCGCCACTACCAGTTCCACCAGTAGCACCTTGTGCTCCAGTATCACCCTTTGTACCAGTTCTGGCAAAAGTTACAATTATATCTTCGCTATTGCTAAAGGATGTGACACCAGAAACGTAAGATACACTTATCTTATGATACCCAGACGCCTCCGTATTCGTACCACTAATTGTAAATAAGACAAAATCTGACGCATCAAGTCTATTAGAAACCCTGACGTGACCCTTAACAGTAGAGGTGCTGTCATCAATTGTTCTTAAGAATGCTTGAATATCATTGCCACCATCATCTGTATCGTCAACATACATTACTGTCGCGGAAGACAGTGTGCCATTATTAAATCTTAAATTTCCTTGACCCGGATCGGAGTCTGTTGTAGAAGTGCTAAAGGTGTAATCAAATGTAGCACCACCAAAGTTTCCATCAGAACCTTGTGCACCTTGAGCACCTGTAGATCCTGTAGCACCTTGTGCACCTGTAGATCCTCCTGCACCTTGTGCACCTGTAGGTCCTGTTGCACCTTGAGCACCGGTTGAACCAGTAGATCCTCCTGCACCTTGAGCACCAGTAGGACCAGTAGGACCTGTAGCACCTTGAGCACCTGCAGCACCCTGAGCACCTGTAGATCCTCCTGCACCTTGAGCACCAGTAGATCCTGTAGCACCTTGTGCACCAGTAGATCCTGTAGCACCTTGTGCACCAGTAGGACCTGTTGGACCAGCTACAGTAGAGTCAGCACCTGTAGCACCTTGAGCACCAGATCCGGTAGCACCTTGCGCACCTGCGGCACCATCATCTCCTTGTGCACCTTGCGCTCCAGGATCGGGAATTCTTTGCCAAGCAGTTCCATTCCACTGCCACCTTCTACCGTTAGAAGTAAAGAAATCGTTTAAACTCGGGTTTGCCGGAAAGTTAAGAGCAGCCATTATCTATTATAGATATTCTCTTTCAAAGTATTTATCTCCCAATTAGATTGATGTAATGTTAGTAATTCAAAAATTTATATCCATCTCATGAATTTTTTGAGATCCTGAACCGATTAAATGAAGTTTGTATCCATTGGGTGTATTAACAACACGAATATCTAGTGGAGTAGATTCAAACGATGATGTGTCTACTGCTGATACAAATGTTACTGTACTAGTAACATCAAAAGGAGTTGAGAGTGTAAAATGTCCAATTGTATCAGTGTTACTTCCACAAGTAAATATACCTTTTCCACCAGGAGCAAAGTCAAAACCTCTTAAGACTGGATCTGAGTCAGTAAGAGATGCTGATAACCCATCATAAACCATTGCGGTTGAACCTCTACCCAAAACATATGGTACGGCAAGACTCCATTGATATATCTTATCATCAGTTCCATCCAAAACATAACACTTTGTTCCATCAGGATTAAATCTAAATGATGTTGGAAAGTTCATTAATCCACTCCCATCTATACAACCATCAGAAAAACTTGATAACTCGTATGCAGTTGTTAACGGAATTGATACTGCTTTATCATATGATGAAGAATATCTATCCATAACTGTGAGTGTAGTTCCATCACCATTAAATCTACAACCAGTTGGAGTAGAAAAGGAATTTGTTAAATACAAGGGATTACCCGTGCCAGGCCACTGGGTTGGTGATGTATCAATTGTCTCGTAGTTTGAAATTGTTGATGAATCAAATCCTGTGCTTAGGTTATATGCTTTAATATAATCATTATTATAATCAATCACTACCAACTTTGTTCCTGTTGGATTAAAATCAAAGTGTGATGGACTGGTTAATCCTAATGATGTTCCTGAAACATAAGTTACTGTTGATGATAGATCAAATCCAGTACTTAAAGTCCATTCATGAATTTTGTCACTACCATCGCCAATAACAAACATTTGTGTTCCATCAGCATTAAATCCCACATCATTGGGACTGCTTTCATATGATGTAGTAGTGAAATTTGTTCCCTCAGTTATTGTTCCACTTGTAACATCATATGCATTTGATACACTATACTCAACAACTACATCTGAACCATAGTTAACTGCAAAAAATTTGGTTCCATTATTATTCCACCTGAAACTATATGGCGTTGTATGACCATCTCCACCAAGACTATACGCACCATCATATGAGGCTGTTCCGACAGCATATGCAGTTGATAATGTAAATTGTTGAATATTGTCATCACCAAATCCAATTAAATAAAACTTCGTTCCATCACCATTAAATTCACATCCTCTTACACTTGCATCTGCACTCCCTATACCAAAAAGATTATCTAATCTTTTGTTTATTTGCTCATATCCCGGACTAAACAGATTATTGTTTGCAGTAGTTGATATCTCCCATTGATTCTCCATTGTGAACTGGTGTACAGTATCTTTGGTAATTCCACCAAAATAAAGATATCTTCCATTTGGAGATACTTCTATACACCTAGCATCAGTATCGTAGTATGAACTGCCAAATGTAACTATAGTTGATCCTGATGTATTATAAGGAGTCACACACGCATAATGTCTAATAAAATCATTATTATATGCGATATACAAATGAAGTCCATCCGGTGACCAAGCAAATGAATATGGATCTGACACTCCAGTGGTGAATAAGTTTGTCTGCTGCATTCCCACTTTACTCAATCCTGATTGGGATATTGCAGCAATTCTTATATTATCTACACTGTCATACATTCCAGAAGATCTTGATTCAAAATCCTCTCCTGTAATAAGACCTCTTGATCTTGACATTATGATATATCCTCATATCCAATAACAAGTTCAAGATCACTTGCTGCTGATGCAACTGCACGAATAGAGTCACCTTCTTCTAAGTAAAAATATGTATCCTTTGCACACAAAATTTGAGTTGCCTTTGCAGGAACATTAATTTCCTTCGCAATATATCTATCTGTTGAACCATCGTAAATACTGACACTAATATCAGCAGCATTTGTGCCATCAACATTTGCACAAAGGATACTATTAATTTTCAATACCTTACCACTAGAAGAAGCATTGCTCAATGCTGCAGCAATAGATGCAGTCACAGCATATCTTGCAGTCTTTCCAGTAATTGTTGTTGGACTTTTTAAATTTGGTGCCGTCATTTTTTTATCCTCTTGATTATATTTAGAATATCATTCCCATGATTACTGGATCTGGTCCAGATCCTCCACCTCCAGAGATACCAGTTAAATTAGAACCATCACCATAGAATTGATAGGCAGAAACAATACCAACTGATAACTTAGCAGTATTATTAACACTAACAGCAGCATTAGGATTTGTTGTTCCTATACCAACACTTCCAAGTGTATGAATACCTACAGATGTTTCTTTCCAATATAAGAGTTGTGCAAGACCACCACTAGTTGCATCAATCCATTGAGCACTACTACCATCATTATAATAAATCTTCAGTTCACCACTATCACTGTCCCACCAAAGGTCGCCATTATTTGGCGAAGATGGGGCACTATCAGAAATTACAACAATATGAGATCCACCATTAGTCTCAATCCATTGAGCAGAAGGTGATCCAGAACCATCATCGTAGTAAATATGAAGTTCGCCAGTATCACTTTCCCACCAAAGATCTCCAGAATCTGGCGATCCTGGTGGTGTGGTGGAGATAGAAACACTAGATCCGCCATCGCCTGATGCACCCTGTGCACCTGTAGGTCCAGTGGGTCCACTAGGACCAGCTACACTAGAGTCGGCACCAGTAGCACCTTGAGCACCTGTAGATCCTCCTGCACCTTGAGCGCCAGTAGGACCAGTAGGACCAGTAGAACCTCCTGCACCTTGAGCACCTGTAGGTCCACCAGCACCTTGAGCACCAGCAGCACCTTGAGCACCAGTTGAACCACCAGCACCTTGTGCACCTGTAGAACCAGTGGGTCCGCTTTGAGGACTTACCCACTGCCATTTAGAACCAGTGGAACTGAGAACGGATCCAGCAGTTCCTACGTGATTATTTTGATCATAAATGCCACCAGTGATTCTGACATCACCTCTAACATCTAGGGTCTGTGTTGCAGCATCTGTTCCGATGCCTACATCACCTGCTTCAAAAGAAATATCATACGCTAACGTGCCGACACCGACATTCCAAGGATTGACCGCAACAACAGTTGTAGCAATACCTACACTACCAAACTGATCTTGTTCTAAGTAAAGTTTACCGTCATTGGTGTTTATCGCAAGTTCACCAAGAAGTAGTTGATTTGGTTCGGGAACTTTATTGGGCGTACTACTACGCTTAATGCGAATCTTTGGATTTGCCATTATGAGTGTCGGTATATACCAGTTTTAGACAGTATTTACTGCCATTCAATTATATTTATCACGTACAATTATTCCTTCTTGGACGATATGCAAATAAGTTTTGTGATGGTTCTGGTTCCATCCATTTCTTAATTTTTTCATAACGATCAATATCAAAAAACTCCTGAGAAAGATACCAGTCTTCCACAGGAGTATAACTCTTACTTTGATTACAGGAATGGCAGGCACACAGACAATTTTTAGTAAAGTCTGTACCCCCCTTTGCTCTTGGAACAATGTGATCTATTGTAAGATGTTCTTCAGACCCACAATAAGCACACTCCCAATTCCATTCTTCCTTTATCTTTTGCCTCCATAACCTTTTTGCCTCTGATGAATTTGTTGTATGGAGATTAAAAACATAGGCTTGAAAGGTATTGTAGAGAGGCATAAAAGATTGCGTCTTACATTTATTTATTTCTCACTGTGTCTATGTACTCTTTCTCTGCCTGATATGGTGTTACCTTACCAGTTTTTAATTCCCAAGCATAAATTAGATCTGGCACTAACCATTGATCAACACGATAACAGTATTCCCAATTGACTGGTTGAATACAGTTGATTACAGTAACTGACCAAAACGCTGCAATATAATTTATAATCTGACTTGTCATAATAAGACTACTACCAACACTGGTATCATAACAGATAATATTCCAATTAAAAACCCCGCCACCCACTGAACGACGGGGAGCATACTACCTTCAGATTCCATTTACCTTTTCTTTTTTACTTTCTTAAAGTATAATTTATAATACCGCGATTTCATCTCCCCACACTTTTGTATGGATAATTGTTTTCTCTCTCATCAAGAGCTTCATTGATAATCTGCTTCAACTCCATACGTTCTTCTGGTGTGAAGATTGTACGAATTTTCACTGGCATAGGAGCATAGCTACTAGGTTTCTTTGATTTACCAGGAAGACTCATTCCTTGTGTGTCAATTTTGTCTGTCATTTTACTTCTCCAATAATCCATGATTGCATACCAAATGGCGTATCAGCAATCAAAGTTTGAGTGTGTTCTACTACTTCTTTTGGCACCACTAGACAAAATCCAATACCAAGATTGAATACATTACGCATCTCATTCTCAGCAATGTCACCTGCTTCCTGGATCTTATTGAATATTTCTGGTCGTTGCCAAGCATTGTAGTCAACATCAACTGTAAGACCCAATGGAAGACATCGTGGGAGGTTCTCAGGAAGTCCTCCTCCTGTGATGTGTGCCATACCTAAGATAGGAATCTCGTCCAAAAGATATTGAATGAGACGGGCATAGATGGTGGTTGGTCTCAGCAACTCAGGCATCTCTTTGTAGTAAATATAATTTCTCCACAGCATATCATTGACAAGTGTGTATCCATTACTATGAAGTCCACTACTCTCAATACCAATAACTACATCACCTGCTCGGATGTTACTACCATTAATAACATCATTCTTCTCTACAATACCAGTACAGAAACCAGCAACATCATAATCAGATTGTCTGAAATGTTCAGCAGTTTCTCCACCTATAAGTTCCATCCCTGCCATTGTGCAACCAACATTAATCCCATACACAATATCACTCACGTTAGCATCAAGTGATTTTGCAGAGACATAATCTAAAAAATATAATGGTTTAGCACCAGAACATATAACGTCATTGACGCACATAGCAACAAGGTCCTGACCAATAGTGGTGTAATCATGAGCAATCCTACAAATATTCATTTTAGTACCAACACCATCAGCACCGGATACTAGTACAGGATTCTCATATCCTGATGGCACTTCCATCATTCCATTAAAACCACCAATCTTAGGTGATAATACCTTAAGATACTCTACAAAGGAACGTCCTTTGATAATATCAACTCCAGAAGTCTTGTAGTCCATCAGTCTCTTCCTAAACGAATGTATAATGTAATGAGTGATTGTGAGATCATATCACAAGAATATGTAAATCCAATCTTATCTTCCTTGTCCCAGTGTTCTCTTTGACTTTTGAGAAGTGTAGAGAACTCTTTAATCTTAGATCTCATCTCTTCTTTAGATAATTTATCCAATGACTTCACCTCTGGCAATTTGCTCACGACGTTTTAGTTTCCATACTATGTAATCCATTGTTGGGATACACATGGGGTTCCAACCAACAAAGGTAGTTGACTCTTCACTGGGTATCTTCCAACACTCGGCATCATCATTCTCAAGGTCTAATGATTTACGATACTCATCCTCACCAAACATAACAACTG